TTTTGAGTTAATTCGTATAATAAATATAAGAGGGGAAAAAATGGGGATTGAAAAGTTACTTCAAGACTACGGAATATCTTATGTAACAGATTCCGAACACCATCACGCCTCCGCAGACTGGATAAATATTCACTGCCCGTTTTGCGCTGGCTCAAAGAACTTCCACCTGGGGATAAACCTATATCAACCAACAGCATCTCACTGCTGGCGTTGTGGAGGACATTCTACCGCCTCGGTCTTGTCTCGGATACTGAATATATCCGTAGAGAAGGCGAAAAATCTAATTCAAGAATACGCTGGGCCAACGGTAACTATCCGCAAGAAGGCGGAGGAGGCCCGGGTGAGTATATTCCCCATCAGATTCCCTCAACCCTTTGGTCCTTTGAACGAAGCTGGAAAGAAATATCTGGAAGGGAGAGGATTTGACCCTGAGAAGTTAGAAAAGAGATGGAAGTTAAAACAAACCGGGCCGGTGAGTTTTCTCGACAAAATCGCCTACGGAAATCGCATCATAATCCCTATTCATTGGGGCGGTGAATTAGTCAGCTTTCAAACTCGGGACATTACCGGGAAATCCGACAAAAGGTATTTAGCCTGCCCTATAAGACGAGAAGTCATACACCACAAGCATATCGTATACGGGAAGGAGGAAAAATGGAGTAAACATCCGGCATTGATAGTGGTTGAAGGTGTTCCAGATGTCTGGAAATTGGGAACAGCGGCAGTTGCTACCTTTGGAACTACTTTCACCATGGAGCAGGTATTAGCACTGTCCAAAATTCATCACAAATTCTTCATCGTATACGACAACGAACCGCAAGCCCAGCAACAGGCTCGAAAGCTAGCAGTAAAGCTCAAAGCCCTCGGGAAAAAGGTATTTATTGAGACAGTNGATACCGACCCCGGGGATATGAAAATTAAAGACGCTAGACACTTTGTAAGAACATTATTAAAGGAGGTATTCTAAAATGAAAAGAATGGAAAGAAACAATTTACGGGAAAGGAGAAAAGCATTGNGATTGTCCCAGATGGAACTTGCGAGGTTNGTAGGGGTATCCTTACTCACCGTCCAAATATGGGAAAGGGGAGTCAGCGAACCGAAACCCGAGAACAAGGAGAAACTGGAACAAGTGCTGAGCGAGCTGGAAGGAAAATGTAAGGCGAATAGATAAGCGGATAAGCGAATGAGACGCAGAAGGGAGAGAAGTTTTTAGATGAAAAGAACCAAAGGAACTAATGAAACCAGTTACGGCGACAATGATATGATTAAAATTGCATTGGAGATATTCCGAACAGATGCTTTTCTAGCAATCAACAAAAAACTAATCAAAGTATTAGGATTAGAAAAAGCATTGTTCATAAGTAACTTAATAGACAAATACAAATACTTTNAAAAGCGGGAAATGTTAACTGAGGANGGAGCATTTTATAATACTCATGNAGACCAAATATATGAAATCGGATTAACCGAATACCAAATTAGAAAATGCAAAAAAGAGCTAATCNAAATGGGTATATTAAAAACAGAAAAACGTGGAGTACCTGCAAAAGAATTTTACTTCATTAACTTCCAGNTATTAATTGCAATGGTATTTGGGGAGGAATTAAATATCGAAGGACTAGACCTTACGAAAACAGAAGGACTAGACCTTACGAAAACAGAAGGACTAGACCTTACGAAAACAGAAGGACTATATAATAAAACTAAAGATAATAAAACTAAAGATAATAAAACTAAAGATAATAAAAATTTATTCTCTGACCTAAATTCAAAAATAGAAGGTAAACAAGATAAAAATTCTCGATACATTCCATTAGCGGAAAAACTAGCCTTCATCATAAGGAAAAATAAAAGGATTAATGTGACATCCCAAAGGATTTCTTCTTGGGCTAATGAAATTAGAAAGTTAGTCGAAACTGATGGNGTCTCCATTCAANGGGTNNAGACNGCNCTTGATTGGTATGAAGAGAATATAGGTGGTCAATATATCCCCGTCATTGAAAGTGGCTCCAGCCTACGTAGCAAATTCATCAAGCTCGAGGACGCTATGCGTCGGGCTGGAGCTGTTTCCGGTCAGTCCAAAACTATTTCTACCGATACCCCCAAAGACCCCAAGAAAGTGTTGCGGCGATTCTTCCGTAGCAAAGATTTGACTTATGTATTCTACCGGGATTGTTATGAACCGGCAGAGATGTTGTTTGAAGGAACCGTTGACGAGGGAACGCTTGCGGAAACACTCNTACATCTATACTCTCAAATCAAAGAGAAACAAGAACAACACCTGAAAGGAGATTTGGTCAGGCTCCTTCCCGGTCCGATGGAACTGATTGCCCGGTACATAGATTGGATTCGGGACAATACTTGGATTACCGACATTAGGTTGGACATGTTTGACCTGAACCATTCATTGTTCAGTAGATTCCGCCGGGACGAAGCCAAAACCGATAATCTGGAACGTGATGCAATTACTGGAAAATCTTATCTGAGGGGATAGNAGGGAAGCTATGCAATACAATCAGGAAATTAAGGCTGACGCTGGGAAACCCCGTCTATCATTAGTCCCGTCCGAAATCATTTGGGCAATTGCTGCCATAAGGGAATATGGTTGTCAAAAATACGGTGAGCAAGGTGTGTTGCGTTGGAAGGATGTTGAAAAGGAAAGATACCGGGATGCTGCATATCGTCATTGGCTCAGATACCTAGAAAACCCTTCAGGAGTAGATCCGGAAAGCGGATTACCTCACCTTTGGCATTTAGCCTGTAATATAGCTTTCCTTTGTGAATTAGAGAAAGAGAATTGGAAGGATTTGAATTACAAATAATTCGACGGGAGTTTGTATAATATAAAGACAGAAAGCCTAGGGAGGGGGATTTATTTTGATAAGAGATGACCAAGAATTTATTGAACGCCGGATTGTTACCGGAATGATTGTTAGTACAGACTACTTGCAAAGGATTCAGAAATTTTGGAATCCTNCTTTGTTAGAATCTTCTGAATTGAAAATCGTTGCGGGNTGGTGCATGGAATATTTCAAAAAGTATGGAAAAGCTCCCGATTCCAACATACAGGATTTATACATGGATGCGTTGAAGAAAGGCTTATCCAAGACTGATGCAAGATACATAGAGGAATTGTTACAAGACCTCANCGATGAATACGGTAGGGGAACTCAGTTCAACTCGGCATACCTATATGACAAGACCATTGAATACTTCAAAGCCCGAGAAATTGAAAAACATAATGAACAAGTCCAAGCACTCATTCAAGCGGGAGAAATCGAGAAAGCCGAGCAACTGGCTGCATCATTCCAACCGTCCATATTTGAAGATGAAAAGTTAGGCTTGGACTTGTCGAAGAAAAAGGAAACAATGGAAGCAATTGAACGAGCTTTCTCCAATGCCTACACCCCGGTTGTGACTTACCCGGGAGCGTTGGGAGAGCTTTGGAATGACCAACTGGTCAGAGGAGGATTTGTCTCACTACTCGCACCAGAAAAACGAGGGAAAACTTTTATGTTGTTAGAAATCGGATTAAGAGCTATTCGGCAGAAAGCGAACGTTGCCTTTTTTGAGGCGGGCGATATGACCGAGGAACAAGTGTTGAGAAGGATTTGTATATACATTTCTCAACGCTCCGACAAGGAAAGGTATTGCGAAGAACGTTTCCGCCCTGTCGGGGATTGCGTGTTGAACCAGTTGGACTTGTGTGACAGAGAGGACAGAAATTGTGACCACGGAATTTTTGATGAAGCGTCATTATCGATGTTTATGCAAAACCCTCACCAGTTTGTTGACCTTGACGTCTTACAGAAAAAATATGAAGAATACCCGGATTATGAGCCCTGTGACGCCTATGGTTGTACTGAACGAAAAGGAACGGTTTGGCTGAAGAAAGTAAAGAAGTGCAGACCGCTCACAGTAGTTCAAGCCAAGAAAAGCGTTAAAACTTTCTTTGAACGGTATAAACGCCGATTTAAGCTCATAACCTATCCTGCTGGAACTCTTACTGTGACCGAAATTCGACAAGTATTAGACATCTGGGAAAGGCAGGATGGTTTTGTCCCGGATGTAATAATTATAGATTATGCTGACTTGATGTCAGCAGACGATGCGAAGGTTTCTGAATTTCGCCACAGGCAGGATTATATTTGGAAATCCTTGCGAGGTTTGTCTCAAGAGCGGCATGTATTGGTAGTTACTGCAACACAAGCAGATTCAGAAAGCTATGAGCGGAAAAGATTGACGATGAGTAACTTCAGCGAAGACAAGAGGAAGTTGTCTCATGTTACAGCGATGTATGGATTGAACCAAGACCCGCAAGGAAGGGAGAAAAAGTTGGGAATATTGCGAATCAACGAAATCGTGGTACGTGAAGGAGAATTCTCCAATGACAGAGAGGTTTGGGTTTTGCAAGACCTCGCCGCAGGTAGACCATTTTTGGAAAGTTTTTTCCCATGATTTTGTGAAAAACTTACAAATAATTTTTA